ACGTTTAGTCCTGGGACAAAGATTTAAATGTGAGTCCAGGTGCGTCTTTGGAGGATGTTGTTAATCGATTGCCTAGAAGTATCGAGCTCCTGCGCAATTAGAGGAGCTCGATAGTACTTAGGGTGCGCCCCTTCCTGCAGAGCTCTTAGACAGAGTACTTGCTCTTCATTCAGCTTTGCTTTTGCGTTTTTCTCTCCTCGTAGGACCTCTGACGAGCTTTCTGAACGTGGTATCCAGGAAACATTTCCTGGCTCGTAATCACCCGTATCCCCTTTCCTCGACAGAGAGGTTCCTACAGGCGCCTCACCCATGTCGTTATAAAAGTTCTCAAAACACTCTAACCACTCATTACACACCTTTACCCCCTTGTTTCCATAGTATTTATAGTTAGCAGCGTTTTTGTTATAGCACCTTGTTTTCATGTCCATCCAGGCTTTATAGGTTTGTGTATTGGACAGACCGTGTTTTTTATTGAAGCGAGCCATAACCACTAAGACTGCGACAACACTCTAGCCCACAGGAGTCCTTAAGGTTTATATTTGAGAAGTACTTTCTCCTCGGAACTTATCGATGTTTATCGATAGCTGAATGCTCAGATTGTCGCCTAGTTAAGCAATTAACTAGTGAAAATCGGGTGAATTCAGGGAAGCCCTAACGTAGAGACGAGGGTAATCCTGAGCGAAGCCAAAGGTACACCTTTGGAACGTGCAGAGACTACCGGAGAGGTTTAGCCCTCTTAATAACCGGCTAGAGCGCCCGACACCCCACGTGGGTGAAGAGATAGTCCAGACCTCGGGGAAACCTGAGACAATCTGAATGACTTTCCGAAGATTTTAGGTGCGGAGCTGTACCGTCCTCATCCGGCGTATATCGTCGAGATGGCGGCTGAGCCCGTGGTTGTTCACGACTTCTCGAAACAACCCGGCCAGACTGTGCAGCTGGACCGTTACCGCTTCTTCGGTAATCCTGGCTCTAAGGAATCCCGCGAGCGTACTGCTGAGCAGACCATTGGTACTGCCAACAGCCGCAATATCGTGAAGGATAAGGTGCTGGTGACTCTTCGCGAGTACACCGGTCCTGCTGACCCGAGTGATCCCACTCAGCCCAGCACCTTCAAGATTGCGCGTGAGACCCTGATTACCGCCCAGCGTCTGCTGCTGGACACCGGTAACCTCACCACCTTCCACCAATCCATCGGCAGCCTGACTCTGCTCGACGACTATCGTCGTTGGCGCGACCGGGTGTTCATCAACGAACTTCTGAAGGCTGTTTCCAAGGGTCAGGCTTCTGACACCCAAGGCGGTTACTACTTCCCTGGTGATCTCGCCACCGGTGCTCTGACCTACACCAACGCCGAGCAAGCTAAGTTCGACGTTAAGGATGACCTGCTGCGCGTGGTGAAGAGCCTGCGTAAGCGGAACACTCCTACCTTCCAGGATGGTTTCTATCGCTGCGTTTGCGATCCGACCTTCCTGATGCACCTGCGTCAGAACAGCGACTTCCGTGAAGTTGCTCGTTATCCTGGCAACGGGCAGATCAACCCCCTCATGTCCGGTATGCAGCCCAACGCTGCACTGTACATGGGTCAAGGCTTCGGTCAGGCTACCTTCGTGGCCGGCGAGCCGATCATGCCCACCGGCTTCGTGTTTGAAGGCGTGCGCTTCTTCGAAAGCACCAACATGCCTACTCAAACTCAGAGCGCGACCATCGCCTCCAGCACCGCTAACTACAACGCTGCTGTCGGTATCTTCTTCGGTCCTCAGGCCGTTGGTGTTGGCATCGGTGGCAACAATGCCCAGGTGCTCCTCAACAACAACGACGATTTCAGCCGCTTTATCATGATGATTTGGAGCCTGTACGCAGGTTTCGAACTCCTGAACGCTGACTTCGTCACCGTTGGTTACTCTTTCGACGCTTGAGGAGGTAACTAACAATGACGATCAACCCTAACCAGATCTCAGTTTCCAAGATTTATCCTGGAAACTACACGAATGTTCTTCGTTACTGGCACGAAGAAAAAACCATGCAGTTTGAGAACGCCAATGGCGTTCCTACGAACTACACCAACCAACCCGTCGGCGGCCCTGTCGGCGTGGTGTTCCGTCCCGGTTGGATTGCTCAGCAAGCCATCGGTTACGTTGACCTGAGCTATCAGGCACTGGGTACCAACAACCAGCTGGATTATTACACCCAGCCTTATGGTTCTGGTCAGAACGCTGCTAACCAGCCGTTCCTGAATGCCAGCGTGATCATCCCCTCCCCCGACTACCATAAGGATGTTCGGGCGGATATCACCAACGGTATCACTGCTCCCTCTGGTGCATTTGTGTACCGCACTTCGCTCCGTGTGGACGGCGGTGATGTGGTCAGCTCCGGCGTTGCAGGTGGTTCTGCGACCCCTCAGCTGACCCTGATCCCTGCGGTCGGCCAAGGTCTCCGCAACACCACCACCGTGGTGTCTGGTCAGTTCGGTACCTCGATCACCGGCTCCAACAGCCGTATTGCTAACGGTAGCGTTGCTTCTACCAACATCATCAACAGCAGCAGCCTGTCTGCTCTGACTGCTGATACTCAGTGGAAGCTGTTTACCACTACCAATCTCGGCGGTGCTGCCGCTTCTGGTCTGGCTCAAGGCTCGGGTATCTATGATCCTCGTGCTGGTGCTGGCAAACTGTCTGGCAAAAACAAAGCACTCGCTATTTGCGAAGTTTGCTGGATCGTTCCTGATGCTCCTCCGGAGCGTGCAGACCTGGCTCTGCAGCCCGGCGGTATCGTGGAGTCCACCGCTTACACCTCCACCTCTCCTTCCTGATAAACTCAGAAGGCGAGCAAAGGGACACTACCCCTCCTCCGGGAGGGGTTTTTTATTGGTTTCCTGTTCTTAATTAATTTTTTACGGTATTTAACACATTTCGCTGTCAGATTTAATGAGACGTACCGCGTTTATCCAGTTTTATGGAAGATCGGGAACTCTCTGACCTTAAATTAGATCGTAAAGAGTGCCCTCGATGTGGCGCCACGTGGCTAGATGGGGTACATCACTGGAGAACTGGCTATAGAGGTAACGAATTAGACCTTGCGGGTTTAGTTTGCAATCGTGTGTCAGATCCTCAGTGTATTAATCCGAAAAAAGGGTGCACAGGAGGGGACACTTGGGAGAGTAGAGCTGACTTTTTAAAGAATTTTGAGCGCGACCTTAAGCGTATGCACGAAGATTGAGGTATTTTGGTTTAAACTACTGCTCACATACTGACTTTTTCAGATGTCCGCCAAAGTTTATAAGCCCAGTGGCGTCAAAATCGACGTAATTTCGACTCACGATGATGGTGAGTACTTTATGGTGCGGTCTAACACTACAGGTAAGGTGTTTTTTGCCCATAAGGATCAGGTCGATGAGTACACGGAAGATACAAACCCCGCACCGACAACAAATTCGTTGCAAACCCGCCGTGGTCGACGACCTTTGAAGAAAGAAGAGGGCGAAGTGACTGTTGTGAAGCCGTTGCCCCCAACTGACAACCGTATCAACTTAAATAACCTGACCCCCGAGGGTTTGACCCAGTGTTTGCCTGGTGTCGGCCTCAAAACTGCCAAGGAAATCGTTGAGCTGCGACAGTCTCTCCCTGGTGAGCGCTTTACAAAGCTTGAGCAGCTTGAATCGATTAAACGTGTTGAGTGGAAAGAAGTTTTTGCAACTGGTGTGGTGTACGTAGAATAGAAAGATGTAAGGGACTGAAGCTGTGTCTCAGCTTTCTTTAAACGAGCTCGAACAAATACAATCATATCTTGCACAACAAGGGGTAACGTTTAACGCAACCAGCACGGATGCGAGTAAGAGAGAAACAATATATGCCGCAGTTAATCAGTTAACACGTAATCCGGCACAGGTCTTCGGTTACGCTCTTGATGACTTTAACTTCAGTCGCGTCGCTTATCACCTTGGCTACAACATCGCTACAGTGCCTGCTGGTGACTATGCAAGGTTGCTAGAGGCTTGCAATAGTATCCCAAGTGAGTTTTATTTCGATAAAATTGTTCAGCAGGT